ACGTAGATACTCCCGTGATAACTAAAGTAACTAAAGTACTTAAGAAAAAATATCACGAATTATATACCGAATACGATAAAACGGGGTATGTAAGAGTTTAAAAAATCTATATTTATATCAAAACACAGTATGGATTCATTAAATCAAGTAATATTTGACGATAAAACCTTTTCTGATCTCCTTAAAGAGATCCATGTTAATCAAAAGAAAAAAGGTAAACAAATTGGTCAACTCATAGCTGAGTTAAGACCTCTTATCCAAAATTTAGGAGATGCTACTGTTGTTGTTCCATTAATTAAAGAATATATGGAAATTAGTGTTAAAAACGACGACCATCTTCTAAAAATGGCAGCCATAGTGCAACGTTTATCTACAGGTAACGCAACTGGTGGAGGTGGAGATATGTTAACTGAAGAAGAAATGAATCAGTTACAAAATATTATAGAAGAAACCGAAAAAGAAAAGGATGTCAACAACTCTTAAGAAAAAATTAAAGCAGCTTGTTGAAGTTACAGATCAAAAACTAACAGCAGTTAGAGTTGTTGATATTATATTAAATATATCACACCCTAAAGCTATTGAATTTGGTGGATATGATTCTATAGGAACTATTTTTTATACTATTTTAGAAAGTAATACTCCTTTAGAAGAAGTTAGTAGTGCTAATATTGCACGTCCAATTTTTTCTAATTTAAAACATTATCCTTTAAAAAATGAAATAGTTTTAATTTTATCTTCTAAAGATAAAGAAATATACAATTCACCAAATTCATCCACAGCTTATTATTTTCCTACATTAAATGTATGGAACCACCCCCATCATAATGCATTACCTACAATTAAAGGTCTTAGTGAAACTTCAACAGAACAAGATTATGAAAAAACAGAAGCGGGGGTAATAAGAAAAGTTACAGATGAAGGAACAGATGTTAATTTAGGAAATTATTTTAAAGAAGCATTAAATGTTAAACCTTTATTACCATATGAAGGTGATTATATTATAGAAGGTAGATTTGGTAATTCTATAAGATTAGGATCTACTAATATAGGAGAAGATATCCCAGACGAAAATAATAATAATTGGAGTTCTACAGGTAATACAGGAGATCCTATTACTATTATAAGAAATGGTCAGTCAAACGAATTAGACGATAAAGGATGGATACATACAATAGAAGATATAAATGATGATTTAACATCTTTATACTTAACATCAAATCAACAATTATCTAATTTTAGAGTAGCATCTACTAATTTTCAATCATATCAAGCAAAAATAGAATTACCACAATCTGACACAGAAGCTTTAACAGACCCACAATTAAACGTTATAGTTGAACCTGAACAATATGAATCAGACCCAACACAAACAACACCTGATTCTCTCCCAACAAATGAAATACCTGTTTTAGTGTCACCTAAAGTTATAGATGAAGAACAAATTGAACAAGAAAATCAATCTCCTTTTGATTTATTTATGCAAGATCCTGAAAATTTTTATGAACAAGAAATAGAAGATGAAATAGAAGATCAAGAAATCACCCCTACATCAACAGAAGAATCAAACCCTAATAATATAGAAACTGATAAAACAGGTCCTGTAGATAATTCAGAAAAAATAGGAAAATATTTTACTTTTGAAAAATGTATATCTTCTAAAATAGCAAATACTGGTAAAAATAAATATGGAGTAATAAAAGTAGTAAATGGAAAGTATGTTTCTGATGGGGGAGCTAATTATAATCCAACAACAGACACATTAGGATGTAATAATTTACCAGGTGCGGATGGTTATGCTAGTAAAGGAACTATAACTAATAATATGAAAGCTTTATTTGAAAATGTAGTTGATAAAATATATGAAAAATATCCTAATATGGTATTAAACGGGTGTTATAGAAGTAAACCTGTAAATGATGCTGTAGGATCTGATGATGATTCAAATCATTTATATGGTCAAGCTGCCGATTTAAAATTTCCAGGTATAAATACATCTGAAGTATTTAATTGGATTGTGTCAGATGAGGGTATACCTGATTGGCATCAAATAATTTGGGAATTTCCAGAAAATGGTACACCTGCAACTAAGGACGATCCAGGTAGTTGGATTCATATAGCATATAGGATAGGTTCAAATGCGAAAAAACTTACATTAGCTACAAATAATAAATCTTTAAGAAAATGGAATAAAAATTTAACATCTACTTATTCTAATATGAGAACAGCAGGAAATTTAACAGCAGATCAATCTAAAGTTTCAGCATAATGAGTTATATACCAGAACAACCAAATATATATCAAGGTAAACAAGCAATAATAAACTCAGACAGAATTTTATTTAATGCTAAAGATGATTCTATTCTTTTATTTTCAAATAAAGTCATAGGATTTAGTACTAATGGTAGTTTTCACTTTGACACTGGAAATAATGAAGAAAATAAATTTGTAGTAAATGCCCCCAATATTTATTTAGGGTTACAAGATAATGGAAATTACCCTATAGATTCAGCTTTATTAGGTGATAAAACTGAAGAATGGTTAAGAGAATTATTAAATATGGTAGAAGGAATGTTAGATGATATATGTTTAAAAATTTCATATATAGCTCCATTAATGGGCCCCACAGCACCTAATCCAGCAAATGAAGGAATGGTAGCGTTAAGAAGACAACAAATTGAAAAGCTAAAAAACGATATAAAAGAAATTAAAAGTCAACGAGTAAAAATAGTATAATGGTAGAAGTTATAAGAAATTTAATTAATCAAAGTGATAAAACACTTTTTGATATAAAAACTAAACTTAAAGAAGAAAAAAATAAAAATCTCCTTAAGGTACAAGAGCAATTACCTACTAGAGAAGAAATAATTTCAAGAATTAAAGCTGAAACTTGCAACACAGAAACTTCAAATGCTGTAGATAAAAATTATAATAATATTAAAGATAAATTAGATTTTATAAAAAATAAATTAAATAAAGGTATACAAAAATTAGAATCATTAAATCAAAAAACTTTAAAAATTCAAGGTTGGATAGATAAAATTGGGAAACTTTTAGATTTTTTGAATCCTATAATTAATATTTTAAAAATAATAATTAAAGTTCTACCTTTATCTTTAAATTTTTTATCGGGATTATTAGCTAATGGTTTTGCTATTAAAAAACTTGGGGATTTAATTGATATAGCTAAATCAAAAATTGAAGTTATAATAGCCACTACAACCACTTTTAGAATATCCATAAAAAAATGGTTAAATAGTATACTCCCCCCTATATTTAATATTATAACTAAAGCAATAGCAGCTCTTTTAGCAATAATAGCAGGTATTACATCACTTACTGGTTTATTAGAACAATTATACTTATTTTATCAAGCTCAATGTAATTTACCTTCAAATCCGGTTAACGCTGATGGTAGTATTAATGAAGATGTTTTAAACACAGTTATAAATGGATTAGAACAAGGTGGTAAAGATGAAATTATAGAAAAAATATATAACGCTAATTTTGAAACAATAGGATATAGACGTTATAAAGATTTAAATTAATTATATTTATTAACAAACATTATTTAATATGAAAGCAACAGTTTTCGAAAAATTAATTAGAAAGGTTGTAAGAGAAGAAATTGATTACGCTCTTAGACGTGAAATTAAAACACTTAAAGAAGATTTACGTGATGATTTAAAATCAACAATTGTAGAACAACCAACACAACGTAACATAACAGCTACTGGAATGGGTAATCCAATTCCTACAAGTGTACAAACTTCTTTAAAAGAAAAAATTATGGGTAAACCTATAGCTCAAAATTTTACATCTAATGGAGCTTTAAATGATTTACTTAACGAAACTGCTCAAGGAAATACAAATCTTGAATCAACATTAACTCCAGAAGCCCCAATGCCTACTGAAGTTTCAAATGTAGTAAATAGAGATTATCGTGAATTAATGAGAGCTATAGATAAAAAGAAAAATAGTAGACCCTAATGGCAATAATCAATCAAAGTAGAAGAATTAATCCTTTAGATATTAACAGAAATGTTACTATTGGGGTTGCTTTTCCTCTTGATGAAGTAAACATATTTAAAGGTACTGAAACAGTTAGAGAACAAGTCAAAAGTAATCTAATTAATTTATTACTTACAGAAAAAGGTGAACGTGTAAATGAACCTAATTTTGGTGTAGGGTTAAAGAAAATCTTGTTTGAACAACATCTTAATAGAGAAGAATTAGAAGAAAAAATTAATTTTCAAATTAATTTTTATATCCCTGAAATTCAATTAATAACAGCAGAAGTAGGAGAAATAGATGATGACCATAGAGTATATTTAACAATATCGTATAAATTTAAAACAGACGGATCAACAGATGCATTAACTACAACCTTTCAATAATGGCATATAACAAAGTATCAAATAAAACACAAGATAAAGATGTAAAATATCTTAATAAGGATTTTAATTCTTATAAAAATCAATTAATGGAATTTGCACAAGTGTATTTTCCAAATAGTTTTAATGATTTTAGTGAAGGAAATCCAGGAATGATGTTTCTTGAAATGGCTGCTTATGTAGGTGATGTTTTATCATTTTATACTGATACACAATTACGTGAATCATTTTTAACTTTAGCTCAAGAAAAAGAAAATTTATATAATATGGCATATGCTATGGGTTATAAACCTAAAGTAACCACAGCAGCATCTACAGATTTAGAAATTTTTCAATTAATTCCAGCTTTAGGATCAGACTCTAATTATGCACCTGATTATACTTTTGCTCTAAAAATAGATGAAGCTTCATCATTTAAATCTACAGAAGGCCCTATATTCTATATAGGTAACCAAGTTGATTTTAGTTATTCAAGTTCATTTTCCCCTACAAACGTAAGTATATATCAATATGATGATAGTAATAATCCAGAATATTATCTATTAAAAAAGTCAACTAAAGCCATTTCAGGTGAAAGAAAAACCCAAACATTTACTGTAGGTGCACCTGAACAATTTAAAACCTTAACATTATTTGATAGTAATGTTATATCAATTGAATCAGTAATTGATAGTGAAGGAAATGAATATTATGAAGTACCTTATTTAGCTCAAGATACAATTTTTGAAGAAATTGAAAATACAGGAGCAAATGATTCTGAATTAAATCAATATAATCAACAAACACCATATCTTTTAAAATTAAAAAGATCATCAAGACGTTTTATATCTAGATTTAAAACTAATAATGAATTAGAAATACAATTTGGTGCTGGTACAAGCGATAAAGCAGATGAAGAAATTATTCCTAATCCAGATAATATTGGTTTAGGAATTAAAGATGGAAGATCATCTTTAAACCAAGCTTATGACCCTTCTAATTTTTTATATACTAGAGCATATGGTCAAGTACCTACTAATACTACATTAACAGTAATATATTTAGTTGGTGGTGGTTTAGAAGCAAATGTTAATTCAAATACAATTACCCAAGTTGAAACTTTATTTTCATCTAACAAACCTAATTTAGATGTTCCAATGTTAAAATTTATTAAATCATCTGTAGCATCTACTAATAAAGAAGCTGCAAAAGGTGGGGGAGCGGGTGATTCAATAGAAGATATTAGATTAAATACAATGGCTAATTTTTCTGCTCAACAAAGAGCAGTAACAAAAGAAGATTATCTTATTAGAACATTATCTTTACCACCTAAATTAGGCAGAATAGCTAAAGCATATATTATACAAGATGATCAATCTTCACCATTACTAACAGAACCTGAACGTATTCCTAATCCTTTAGCATTAAATTTATATACTTTAGGATATGATTCTAATAAAAATTTATCTACTTTAAATCAAGCTACCAAAACTAATTTAGCAACTTATTTAGAACAATATAGAATGTTAACAGATGCTATTAATATTAAAGATTCATTTGTAATTAATTTTGGATTAGAATTTGAAATTACTGCATTTAAAAGTTACAATAACCAAGAAGTTTTACTTGAATGTATAGCTGAATTAAAAAATTATTTTAACATAGACAAATGGCAAATAAATCAACCTATTATTATATCCGAAATATCTAATATAATAGCAGCTGTTAGAGGTGTACAAACAGTAGAAAAAGTTGAATTAGAAAATAAAAATGGATTATCATTAGGATATTCACAATATAAATATGATTTTGATGGAGCTACAAAAAAAGGTGTAATTTATCCCTCACTAGATCCCAGTATTTTTGAATTAAAATATCCAAATACGGACATTAAAGGACGCGTAACAACATACTAAAATGGCATATTACTCTATATTTCCCGAAAAAGACTCAACCATATACAGTCATCCTGATAGGTTAGAAATGAATACTGGTAATGATGAAATTCTTGAACTTGTAAAAGAAAAAGGAAGTTTAAATTCTCATTATTACCCTTCAAGGATTTTAATTAAATTTAAAGATGAAGATATTAATAATGTATTTTCTAAAGCAAATGAAAATAAAATGTTTGCTAACTTACAATTATTTTCCACAGAACATCAAAATTTATCAAGTAATCATATAATAGAAGTTTTTCCAGTTTCAGAATCATGGGATGAAGGAACAGGTAAGTTTTCAAATTTACCTACTTCCTCTAATGGTTGTACTTGGTTATATAGAGATAATTCAATCCGTACAACAAAATGGAAAACATCAGAATTTGCTACTAATTCAGCAGGATCAATATCAAGTACTATTATTTCTGAAGGTGGAGGAACTTGGTATGAAAAATTACCTATAGCACCTAATACTAAGTTAATTGTAAGTCAATCATTTTCTAACGCGGATATATTAGATTTAAATTTAGATGTATCTCTAGTAGTAAACCAAATAAATAATGAAAAAATTACAAATGAAGGTTTTATTATAAAATACAGTGATAATATAGAAACTTACACTTCAAGTAGTAAAGGTTATCTTCAATTTTTTTCAGCTGACACCCACACAATTTATCCTCCTAAATTAACTTTTAAATGGGATGATAGTAAACAATCTTCTTTTCAGATTGGAGATCCTAAAACTAGTGGTGAATTAAATGTATCATTATATAGAAATAAAAAAGAATATAATCAAAATGATGAAGCCCTAATTAGATTACATGTAAGAGATAAATACCCAAATAGATCTT